CAGCTGTGTGTCACCCCACCACGTGGGTTTCCAATCGTGCTTTGATCCCTTCTCATGAGTATCCGACACCATAGCATCGCCAATTTGCCTGTCAGTGCCATCTGCATTCTTGGGTGCATGTACGAGCTGGTCGCGATATGTGTAACGCCGCACAGGTTTACCAGCGCCGTTCTCGTACGGCCGCTGCTCAAAGTTATCTTTGTGTCTCCCAGCTAACCAGTCCTTAAACTCTGCTTTCAGACACTCATCTGCCTCCTCCTTGTAGTCCTCAGCTGCCCTCTCAAGCAGAATGTGATCTTTAACGTCTTGGGTTGCGCTTCCTGCCTGTAGATACTTGCCGGCGGGGTTGTCTAGTCTGTGTTGCAGGTATTCCACCTCATACTTTGGCCACGCCTTGGCTTCTGCTGCCTCTTCAACAGTGCCACGTCGACCTCCTAAAGCAACGCTTTTCTCTCCGGTGCCATCCCAGCCCCAGGGCATTTTATAGCTATGTCAGAAGAATTTCCAACTCAAGAGCATACTGCGCTTTTGGTATGGCGCACTTACAACAGCGGTCGGAGGCGTGGTACGATGCAAGGCGTGGGAAGATTACCTGCTCCAACTTAGGGGCACTTTTGGGGCAAGTGAGCTACGTGAGTCGCAAAGAAGCTTACAAGCGCTGTCTTGGCCTCGAGCAGCGCAAGGCACTGAAGGCAAAGAAGGATGGCAAGGAAGTGGAGAAACCTAATCCCGCGTGCACTTGGGGCGTTGAGAACGAACCCAACGGGATTGTCGCCTACATGCAGAAGACAGGCAATTATGTACAGGCCACGGGTCTGCACTCACACAATTGGTACCAGTGGCTCGCTGGCTCACCAGATGGGTTCATTGGAGATGAAGGTCTGATCGAGGTGAAGTGTCCATTCTACAGGAAGCGAGATGGCAGTTCACGCATCCACGCCAAGGTTCCAGGGCACTACTGGATGCAAGTCAATGCGCTGCTCGAGATAACGAACAGGCAGTGGTGTGACTACTGTTGCTGGACACCGGAAGGAGCTGCAATCTTCCGTGTGCACAGGGACCCCCTGACGTTCGATTACCTGCTTAACTACTATGCGGCAGTTTGGGCCTGTGTCTGTTCTCTTGCGGAGGCACCACCACCAATGTCAAAGGCGGAGCGTATGGCTATCGGCGACCGCATTGAAGAAGCTATGTCAAAGGGTGTGGATCTTACCTTCTGGCGCGCTGAGATCCACACCATGCCACCTGCTCCTGAAGATTCTGATGACGAGGTGTGTGATGATGAAGACGAGGTTCCGTCCGCCAAGCGACTGTGTGTTTCCTCCGAATCGCCTTTGGAACCAGGAGAAATTCGTGACACCGCAAATGCTGGCTACTGCAAAGCCATATGCACGACAGATAGTGATACGCCATGCCAAGCGGCTGCAAAGGCACTTCTCGCGCTACGCGATGCGCAAGTACCGATGCAAACCGTCGCAAGTTAGCTTTGACAACACAGTGCCGTTGCTTCAGAAGGCGAAGCTTGTACCGCTGTCGGAAGAGGTGGTCGGTGAGACAGACGGGGTTGAGATCTGTATTAACTCAATTGTCCCTATGACGTGGGACCACCTTGTGTCGACGCTCGTTCACGAATCACTGCACAACTTTTGTCGTGTACGTGGGCGTTTTATGTCGTGTCATAATGAACACCAGTGCATGCGAGGTCTCGGAGAGCCTTAGTTTCTGAACCAAGATAAATGGCACAAGTTAAGTTCTCAGACTGTCGACCGACTGCGACCGAGATGCGACCGTACATGGTGCCTAGCTTCATTGGCAGCTTCACCTCTGTCCTGTCCAGTCGCCCACACGACTGGTGTAAGTCTGAGCCCGCGCGCCGCAAGGATATGCCACAGAGCTACGGCTCTGGAGAAGCAGCGCTTAACTCAACGCTCCGTGACATGTATGGCATTGGCCGTGGCACGGCGGTTTCATATGAAACGGCGAGCACCTTGGAAGGTTCGCTGAAGCTTCCGGTAGGGGAACTGGAAGTTGCCTATTTGCCCACAACCAGTGCACTCGATCAGCTAACGCACACATCAGACACACGGCTCCAGCCCAAACCCGAACGCTACTTCAGATGAACAAGCGCAACTTCCTTCAGCTTTCCAACATCACACCTGAGGACTTGACCTTCTCGATGGGGGCCGACAAGTACGGCAAGCCCTCCATCTCCATGCACCTCGGACCGAACGCCAGTGATGTCGCCTTTGTCTCACCCGCGTGTGTGACTCATTGGCCACGGTGTACTGGAGACGGCAACTTTGGAACAATGTGGGGACCCACCGACATTAGCAAGGCCAAGTTTAGCTTGGACCTGACTGACTCTGTGATCAACGAGCAGTGCAACGACGGCTTCGAGCAGATGAGCAGGACGCTAGAGGCGATCGATGAGAAGTTGCTCGACTTTGTGTACAACAACCAACTGCGCATTCTTGGTCGCAAGAACTTGGGCCGCGACGAGTGCAAGATGCTACAGATTAGGACTATCCGCGCCAAGTACGACAAGCAGAGCGGCGCTTTGATTGGTCACTCCATACAGCTCTCCACGTCCAAGTACACATGGGACGGCATGGGTGGCAAGTTTGAGCGCAAGATCAACATCTGCGACCACACCGGCGCTGTGATCCCCAACGGTGCGGTGACTCCTGGTGATGTTGTCGCGGCCACCATGTACGCCGGCCAGGTTTACAGCGGTGTCGGCGGCGACAAGTTTGGCATCCAGTGGTGTTTCGATGACGTGTCTGTGATCTGTCAGCGCTCCAAGCTGGAGATGAAGTCTAGCGTGCCGGTCTTTGGCGCACAGAACTACTCGTTCGCCTCGACGTACGAGATGACCGAGACGCCACTTTCTGAAGCCATGACTGTAGCATGAGTGATTCGACTAAATTAGCGTCTGACACTGGAGCAACGAACCCACGTGTTCAAAACTCTGTGGGGAAGACAGATCCTGCGCAACCCACGGGTGGTGGCCATGTGCAGTATGGCAAACACGCAACCATGCCTGTGCTAGCATCGGACCAATATGCAGAGGTTGTGCTACCTAACCTTACCATGTTTGACCCTGAGAGCATCAAACTAGATGGTACGGTTGTAGCGATTGGAAAGCGCCGCACAGGCAAGTCGTGGATCTTCCGTAACTTGATGTATCTCATGCGAGACAAAATTAGCGCTGGCATTGTTATTAGTCAAACCGATGAGCTAAACAAGTTTTGGAGACAATACATCCCAGCTAAGTACATCTATCCCAGATATGAGCCGGAAATCTTAGATGCGGTCTTTAGGAGGCAGAAGAAGATACTTAATGACAAGTCTCTTACTGACAAAGAGAAGGAGAAAGAAGCACCGTTCTTCATCCTCTTAGACGATGTGATCAGCGACCAGCGTTTGAAGTACGACGCAAACCTCATGGAATTGTTTGTGGCGGGTAGGCACTACAAGCTCTTCGTACTTATCACAACACAGTACGCTAAGGCAATCACACCAACGCTCAGGGGTAACACGGACTACTGCTTCATCATGAAGACCATTCAACAAAGGCAGCGTGAGGCTTTGTGGGAGGACTTTGCCGACTTCCTCACAAAGGACGCCTTCGCACAGATCTTGGACGCCTACACAGAGGACAACGAGGTGCTAGTGGTGGACACATGCCCCGAGCACACGGTGGACCCATTATCGATGTTGTATTGGTGGAAGGCTCAAGACCCTGGTAAATTTCATGTCGGGACTCTAGAGTACTGGCAGTCGGCTATGAATGACAACCAAATTCCTCCGAAGGAAGGTCCCGATTCAGCACTGGATCTCATAGTTGTTAAGGACATCATGCCACACCCCTGGAAGGGCTTGGTGTAGACACAATTTCTAGTCGCCTTTAATGAATATGACGACTGCACGCTCAATTCAAGTCTCCGTGGTTCACACATTTCTTGGCATCGCAGTTGGTGCCGCCATTGAAGGCTTGCTGCCTAAATACCAAGACGGCGCTTCTTTGCAGCAGCAGCTTTTCGAGGCTGTTGTGCAGGTGGGCTTGAATGGAGCGGCGCTTTCTCTCGTAGCAACTTCGCTAAGGAACGACGATCCAACGTTCGGAATACCATTTTCAATGGCTCTGTTTGAGGCGCAGCCGGAATTGGCGGCGCGTATTCACTCGCTAGCCGCTGTAGCAAAAGGACAGGTTTCTCAAGCCGTACAGCGAACGGCGCCACTTGTGCCAACGGTTTGAGGTCCCATTGCAGCGACCCGGCCATGTCCTTCCACATATCATCGAGTTGCTTAAGCTTGTGTTTACTCTTGATCAAGGGGAAAAACATACTAAACTGAGCGCAATCTAGCTTCTGAAACAGCCTACAGAAGACATAGTTGTAGTTGAGGAAGTTTTTGCGCACTGCAACTCGAAAGCAGTGAAATGGTTCCTGTAGGTCTTGAAACATTGTGTCCAGCTTTCGCACGAGCATTGACCCTGGAATCGGCGGTGCAATCCGCGTTACACGAAAGATGATTTGCAACCACTTCTCGATGTAGAGCTGCATGTTCAGAGATCTGAGTACCGCTCGGACTGCATCTTTGTTGATAACGGCATATGAGCCGTCGCAGAGCTTCTCAGCAATACGTAGCATTTGGTCGTGAGGGATTTGAGACTCCATGAGGAGCAACTGGCTAATGCGCTCATGCCAGTGGTGTATGCGTTTGTAGTTGCTTGTCTTGCGCCGGAAATCGTTTCCATACATTGTCTCCCAAAAGCAACAACCTGGCTGTACCACGCCGCAGCGATCACAAACGAGGCTGCCGGGGAAGGAAGTTCCGGATCCCGAGTAACTGAGTTGTTCTCCACCACAGCTAACACAGCAGCCACTAGGCTGGCCAGGATCCGGCCGTTCTGTAGCCAGTAAATGCTCAAGATCGTTAAAAGCCAGATCCAGCAAATGCTGATCGTAGACCACGTCTCCCATTCCATGTGTGTGTTCCATCTGTGAGTGAGAAATTACTGTGCTTTTTCCAAACCAGTTCCAGGACAATGGATCTGGAAGGGTGTGCAGATCGTTGGACAGACGTGTTCGTCACTAAGGCTGACGAAGCCCCAGTCGACGGCGGCAAATATACATTTGACGACACATTCTGTTGCTCCGTGCAGAGCATCGAATTTGACCCAAATCAAACCTACGCGGTTATTACAGAGTCTGACAGCCCATGGATTTGCCCAACCTGGACTAAGGAGTATATGACTTATGCAGCTAGCTCCTCAGAGTACTCAAATCTACAAGTTGGCGATCTCGTGCGCATTGGAGAGCACGAAAACGAGGGGTTCACTGATTACTTAACCATTGTTGAGATCAAAACTTTTAGCAAGCTTGTGAACGGCACGAGTACAGATGCTAGGGTCTCAACTGGCACTGGTACATACTATGGAACTGATAAGCTTTTAAAGCCCACGACGCTTACGGACTACATCACTCATGAGCTACAAAATATGATGACTGTGCAGCAAGATGGGATTGCTCACATTGCACTTCGCTTGAATGCGAGCTTAAACTGCACTAAGTTTCCGGCGACTGTACCTATTAACGACTTAAATCATAATTATGTGCGCCAAATACCACATCGCCTGGCGGGCACCACGGGGGTCTTTGCCGACGTCAGTTCACGACATCTCGCATATCCATACCACACCAAGACGGCATCCGCTTACCCTGGCGAAACAACAGCAACTGAAAAGTTCTTCTACCCGTTGTACAAGGCTAAGAACTGGGTCAAAGGAACAACTCTTGTGGCAAAGCTCGATCACGGAGTGAAGCAAGTCGCCGCAGTGAAGCTTGTGGGGTACACGCTTGTTAATAAGCGTGCAGTGGGTCTACAGAATCAACACGAGATGCAGTCCGATGACTACCTCATTTTGCGCATTAAGGAGATAGAGGGGCATGTGATTAGTAATAATCACCACGCGCATGGAGCCTTTGCCATTCTACGCACAGGGACCTCAGAGAACCTGTTGCATGGATCTACACAGTTTTCTGCATACGAGCCGAGTGGAATCGTGTGTGTGTCAGTGCATAGCACCAACGCTACACTGCGCAACATGACCATAGAAGTGACCGATCGAATGGGCAACCCAGCACATTTTGGTCGATTCCATCTCTGGTTCAAGCTTCTCGTGACTCATGGATAACTTTCTGAATCCTTCATAGCAGAGCCATGGCGCGAATGGAAACTGACACCGCAAATGCCATGGGCCTGTATCGCAATGCGGGCCCTGAGAACAATCCCGCCGACACTGGATTGGGAATGGGGCGTATGCTCTACGACGCAGAGCTTGCGGCGCGGACGCGCTATCAGGACCCGGTTGTGCCTGTACAAGGCCCAACGCAAGTGTCTGGGACTCGAGATCAAACTGACCCAAACGCGATACCCGACTACTACAACTATCAGCCTGCCTTGCCAGTCAAGTACGCTGTGCCGTCCGCTGCCAAAGAGCGTATGGTTGCGCGCGAGGCTATTCGTCAAGCGGGTCCTAATGGCCCTGCATTGCGCACGGACCCGATTACGGATGACGAGGTTAACTACCTCCAGTCCATGAAGGACCAGGTTGAGCTGGCGGACTTCGACCGATACGTCAACTCACTTATCGACCCTCGCAAACCCGGCAATTTGAAGTGGCTAATGGAGATTTATCCTGAGTTTGTCAATCGACGCGTCTCGCAAGTGCACACAGATTACGAGTATGCGTTGCGCAACCAGATGATTGATTCGTGGGGCATCAACACCTTTGATGACTTGCACTTCAAGTATCTTGTGGACCAGGGCAAGGTTGACGGGCCTCACCTCACGCCGAACTATAAGCCTGGGCTTGGGTATGAGGCGGGCTACCTATCGCCCTACCAGTTCCAGTCGACGCGCGGTAAGGGTGTGCGCCTACCGTTTGCGTCGGCGCAGGTTGGGGCTAGTGCAGGTGATCCTGACAACTGGGTCATGGATGATACCGGAATGCCGCTTACAGGTGGTCGCGGCTTGGGCGAGATGGCAGCCACTATGTATGCCGATGCAGCTGGTATTGGTGCTGCGGGGAGC